ATGATTTCAAGTGCGTTTTTAACGTTGACAACCTTAAGATTATGATGTTAGAATATGATGTGGAGATTTCTACCGAGGGTCTCGCTAAGTTTGAGACTACCGACGGTCGGGTCAAGTATTTCATTGCAACTGAAACCAAGACGGCGGCGACTGGGAAGTAATTTCCAGTCCCGTCAGGGGGAGATATTATGAGAGAAGAGTTTTTGTGGACCGAACGATATCGTCCTCACGATATCAAGTCCTGTATTCTACCAGAGCGTCTTAAGACTGTTTTTCAGAAGTTTGTGGATAACGAGGAGATTCCAAATCTTCTCCTTTCTGGTGGTCCAGGTGTTGGTAAGACTACGGTCGCGCGCGCATTGCTCAAGGAGCTAGATCTTGACTATATTTTGATCAACGCTTCTATGAAGGGTAATATTGATACTCTTCGTACCGAAATCAGCCAATACGCGTCGTCTGTTTCTTTTAACAGCAAGCGAAAATATGTCATTCTGGATGAGGCAGATTATCTAAATCCTCAGTCGACTCAGCCCGCGCTTCGAAGCTTTATGGAAGAATTCAGTCGAAATTGTGGCTTCATTCTTACATGTAACTTCAAAAATCGTATCATTGAGCCTTTGCATTCTCGGTGCTCAGTAGTAGAATTCTCTTTCACTAAGAAAGATATGCCAGATCTCGCTGGTCAATTCATGTCTCGTATTGAAGAGATTTTGACCAAGGAGAATATCAAGTATAATAAAAACGTGGTTGCAGAACTTATCATGAAGCATCTTCCTGATTGGCGACGCATTCTCAATGAGTTGCAACGATACGCTGCGGTCGGTGAAATCGATGTTGGTATTCTGTCCAGCCTCGGTGATGAAAGCTTCGCGTCTCTTGTCAAAATGTTGAAAGGTCAAGACTTTACTTCCATGCGGAAGTGGGTAGCAGAGAATGATGATATCGAAAGTGCTACCATGTATCGTAATCTTTACGATTATGCACGTTCTAAGCTTGATCCACAGGATATTGCCCAGCTAATCCTGATCCTTGCAGATTATCAGTTCAAATCAGCTTTTGTTGTCGATCAAGAGATTAACAACGTAGCATGTATGACTGAAATCATGACCAAGGTAACCTTTAAGTAACTAAGGATATCCGTAATGTTGCAGAATCGTGTACTTGAAATTATGATCGTAGGTCCTGGTAAAACTATCAAAAGTGAAGACGATAGTGGTATTCACTATGAAATTTACAATCCTTACGAGGTAAGTATTCAGGTACAAGTATCCATTCAGTATGATGATATGGAGAATGTACATATATGAAACCATTCGATTTTATCAACGACATTAATACTGGGAAAAAAGATCTTATCAACGGCTCTGATAATCCAGAGTTAGCGGAAAAGATCTATAGTCCCTTTCTAACGAATCGCTCCCTGTCTTATTTCTCAGACACGGTCTCTCTAGCCAATGAAATGAATATGCGCTGGCAGATGGATGCTAAATATCAGTATGCTTTTCTGCTAGGTGCGGTAAGAAAGCGTAAGAGATTTTCTAAGTGGCACAAGTCTGTGCCAAACGATGATCTTTCGCAGGTGATGGAATATTATGGGTTCTCAGTAGATAAAGCTAAGAGCGCTCTTAAGATTTTGTCCGAATCTGAATTGACGATTATTAAAAATACATTAATGAAAGGTGGACTAAAGAAATGAGCGATCTTACACAAATGATTGAGGTAACTCTTAAGAATCCCGACGATTTCCTTAAAGTTAAGGAGACATTGACTCGTATTGGTATTTCGTCTGAAAAGGACAGAAAGCTTTGGCAGTCGTGTCATATTCTCCATAAGCAAGGTCGTTATTATATTGTGCATTTTAAGGAGCTTTTTGCTCTAGACGGAAAGCATTCCGACTTTAATAACAATCAACAGGACATTGCGCGTCGTAATACTATCGCGAATTTGCTTCATGAATGGGAGCTGGTTTCGCTTGTGGACGAAGAGAAGAGTGCAGAGCCCGTTTCAACTGCTAATCACATTCGTATTCTACCTTTCAAGGAGAAGGGTGAATGGGAACTAGTCTCTAAGTATTCTATTGGAAAAAGAAAGTCATAATGAGAAATTATAAACCAGAAGGTCGCTTTTATATCATCATGCGGGAAGATCTTCCTTCATTGAATCCTGGTAAAGCGATGGCTCAGGCTGCACACGCGCAAGGAGTAGCTGAAACCTTCTTTACGTATATCGGTAATGAGCATAGAAAAGCCTCGTGGATCGAGTGGAAGAAACAGGGTTATGGTGGTTTCGGAACTACCATTGTGTTGGGAAATCAATACAGTGGTGGTCCTAATAAGGGGAATTTTCTAAACGTTGATGATATCGGCGAACTAGCCCACGTGAATGTCTATCCTAAACCAGATGGTCCGCGGTACTATACTTCGGCCATCAAAGATCCTACCTATCCTATTCGGGATGGTAATACCATTCATCTAGTCAAGGATGTTATAACATGTGCTAGCATTTTCATCGACGATATGACAGATATTCATCCTAGCACGCAAACTTTTCTCCGAAGTTTTAATCTTTACGCTTGACATTCGGAGAAAACCCTGCTATAATAAACTGAAAAATTGAGAGGATACAATGGACGCATATCTCAAACGTGACGGATATCTAGTAAAAGCGTCTAATGAAATTGCAGAAAAAATTCACATTTTTGTTCGAAATAGCTCTTGACATTAATGGAAATCTCTGCTAGAATATAAACATGATGAAACGAAAGGAATAGATTATGCGTAAGGTTATGATCGCGGCTCTGGTCGCAATGTCTCTCGGTGGTTGCCAGACTACGGCGACCGGTGTAGGCGCTCTAGCTGGCGGTGCTGGCGGTGGTTTTCTCGGTTCTCAGTTCGGCAACGGTATGGGTAAGACTCTTGCTACTATCGGTGGTGCGGGCGTCGGCGGAATTTTGGGAGGTTTGCTGGGTAATACCCTGTCCATGCCCTATTCTAATTCCGATCGAATTGATCAAAACACTATTATGATCGATCGGAACGGTCGTCGAATTGACCGAAACGGTAATTTGATCGACGGCATGTCGCGTGGCGGCTATCAGAACGGTGGCTATCAGAACGGTGGCTATCAGAACGGTGGCTATCAGAACGGGCAAAACGGGCAGAATATGTCTATGACGTGTCAGGTGGTCAACAACTATGTCGCTTGTAACTCGGGAGGATAATATATTGGAATTTTCTGCGGCGGTTTTCTTTTTAGGGCTACTTGTGCTCTGTATTTTGACGTATATCTATGTACGTCTCTATCGCGTGATCCAGTCTCTAATTGTGAAACATTCACATTCTAGTTGACTTTCATCCAGAATGTGTTACGATAAAGGAGTGATTTATTCACTCCTTTTTTAATTTAGGAGAAAAAATGTCAGAATTTTACACTAACGTTGCTCGTTATGGGTCTAGTATTCTTTATCGTGGGTACAAAGATCATTTGCTGATTCAAAAGAAAATCAAGTATGAGCCGACTTTCCATATTCCTGGTAAAGATGACGACGAGAATTTCAGAGCGCTCGATGGTTGCCCAGTGGGTAGTATCAAGCCTGGTACCATGCGCGAATGTAAAGATTTCATTGATAAGTATAAAGACGTTTCTAATTTCAATGTATATGGTACCACTAATTACGTCCATCAATATCTAAGCGAAACATTCGAACGTGATATTAAGTTTGATCCTGCTAAGATTTGTGTTCGCACTATCGATATTGAGGTCGCGTCGCCTGACGGATTTCCAGAACCGGCTGTCGCTGGATATCCTGTAATCACCATTACACTCAAAGATAGTAATAAGAGTACATTCCACACGTGGGGGCTATATGACTTCGATCCGTCGAAGGTCTCCCATTCTGTCTTATATCGCAAGTGCGAAACAGAATACGATCTTCTAGCTAGCTTTATGGACTTCTGGATCGATAGCTATCCGGATGTTCTTACTGGCTGGTATTCAGAGTTATTCGATGTTCCCTATCTAGTGAATAGAATCTCTCGTATTTTGGGCGAGAAGGTAGCTTCTAATCTATCTCCATGGGGTAAGGTTCACGCTGACGACAAGTTCATTTCGGGTAAGACGCAAGTAGCTTTCGATTTGGTCGGTATTAGTCAAGTCGATTATATTGATATTTTCAAGAAATTTACGCTCAATACTCTTGGTCAACAGGAATCGTATACTCTTGATTATATTGGTAACGTTGTATTGGGCGATAAAAAGCTAGATTATTCAGAGTATGGATCACTCCATAATTTGTATAATAGTGATTTCCAAAAGTTCGTAGAGTATAACATTCAAGACGTTTCGTTGGTTGAAAGACTAGACCAGAAACTCGGATTGATTGAGTTGGTATATACTCTTGCGTATCGCGCGCGATGTAACTTCGAAGAGACACTAGGCACAGTAGGTATTTGGGACGCTATTCTTTATAACGAATATAAGAGACGTAAGATTGCAATTCCATTTAGACAGAGCACCCATGTTCGACCGATTGAAGGTGGTTTCGTCAAGGATCCTCAATTGGGTGGTCATAAATGGGTTGTATCAGTCGACTTGAACAGTCTATATCCTAGATTGATTGTTATGTACAATATGAGCCCAGAAACGGTGGGTCCATTCTTATCTGGATATAGTGCTGATATTCTTCTAGATATGTTGAAGACTGGTAAGCTAGCAAACATTCCTGTTAATCATTGTGTTACTGCTACAGGACAGACATATCGCACCGATGTTCAAGGAGTTATTCCAGAAATTATTGATGGTTTCTATGATGAACGTGTCAAGATTAAAGACGAATTGAATAAAATCAAGAAATCCTATGAGAAGGGTAAGACTAAAGAACTAGAACGCAAAATGTCTATTCTGAATAATAATCAGATGGCTATCAAGATTCTTATGAATAGTTTGTACGGTGCTATGGCTAATCAATGGTTCCGCTTCTTCTCTTCTAATGTTGCGGAGTCTATTACTATCGGTGGTCAGATGACTACTCGCTGGGCTGAGATTGTCATTAACAAATATATCAATAAGATCTTGCGTACAAAGGATATCGATTACGTTATTGCATGTGATACAGACTCGGTATACTTCACTCTCGATGCTTTGGTTCAAGCTGTTATGCCAGATGTTACCGACGTTAATATCATTGCAGATTTCTTGTCTAAGGCGACTAAAGAAATCGAAAAGGAGCTTGAAGTTGCATTTGGTCAGATCCAAAAAACTACCCATGCTCCTAAGCAAGAAATGGTAATGAAGCGCGAAATTATTGCAGACAAGGCTATCTGGACTGCTAAAAAGCGCTACATTGCAAACGTTATCGATAGTGAAGGGGTTCGATACGCAGAACCGAAGATAAAGGTTGTGGGCATCGAAGCGGTGCGTTCTTCTACGCCAAAGGTATGCAGAGAAATGATCATGGATACTCTTAAGATCATTATGACTGCGGACGAGCTATCGGTACAAAAAAGAATAGCTGAAATGCGTACCAGCTTTAACGGCATGAATCCAGAAGACGTTGCATTTCCTAGAGGTGTATCGGACTTGGAAAAGTACACTGACCGAAACACTACCTATAAGAAAGGCACTCCGATCCATGTTCGTGCGGCACTTCTGTATAATGATATCATCAAAAGTGAAAAGTTGCCTTACGATCTGATCCAGTCTGGCAACAAAATGAAGTTTCTATATATGAAAGTTCCGAACAAAATCATGGAAAATGTCTTCGGGTTTGCGACTAGATTTCCCCACGAGACTAATTTGAAAGCATATATAGATTACGATTATCAGTTCGATAAGGCTTTCGTTGATCCTATTCGGCCTATTCTTGAAGCGATCAACTGGTCGGTCGAGCATCGTAATACATTGGAGGCGTTTTTCGAATGAATGATTGGGTATCAGCCTTCGGCTTTTCTGCCGTCGACGAAGAGACTTATAAGAAACAGATGGCAGCGACGGAACCCGCTGCTCCTACGACTACTGCGGAAAAAGATGACCTGACCGCGCTCGAAAAACGTATTGAAACGAAACTAGATAGTCTGAAATCTCTAGAAAAAAAGGTTGACAAACTGATCACCATGGCGTATGCTAGTGATGTTGGTCTTGAAGAAAGAAAGCTATACGCTGATGGTTTAGCGAATCAAAAGGTACAAGCATTAGCTGAAATTATTATGCCTCTTCTCAATAGTTTGTATAGAACTGAAAATCAGAGATACATCGATTGGCCAGGGCGAGGACCCATTATCAAAACTCAGATGGAAAAGGTGGAAGCTATTCTCAATGGAAAATTCTTCGAAAATTGAGTATTACGATTGTCGCCAGAAATATCCCGGACTATGGAAAGAGTATGATAAGACTGAAAAGCATATCTGCTATTTTCTTTTAGACCTGATCGAAAGAGACCAATATGTTTATGATACAGACTGTGCTGACATTTCTCGTTATTGGTTTATAGTCCGGGGCGATTGCTTTTCGGCGGAGCATGTAGTTCTGATATATCATGAATATCATTGGGATGATGATTATAACGAAGTCTGCAACAATTATTATTACGAATATCCAAAAGATATTCCTACGGATTTAAACTATCCATTAAAAAATCGCGATTGGATGAAAATTTAAAAGGAGAATTAATGAGTAATTTTTATAAAGACTTAGTTAAAGGACTTAATGATACTAATACTCATCTACTGTCTGATGGTGGCAATTCAGCCGAATTCGGCGATTGGGTAGATACTGGGTGCTATGCTCTTAATGCTCTTGTAAGTGGTAGCATGTACGGTGGTATTGCCGATAATAAAGTCACCGCTATTGCTGGTGCTGAGGCTACCGGTAAGACTTTCTTTGCGTTGGGTATCGTCAATAATTTCCTACAGAAGCCGGACGCTGGTACGATTTACTATGATACTGAATCCGCAGTTACAAAGGCGATGATGGAAGCGCGCGGAATTAATCCGGAGCGTTTGGTTGTCTCTGAGCCGCAGACTATTCAGCATTTTAGACACCTAGCTTTGCAGACGCTAGAGCGCTATCAATCTACTAAGAATCGTCCTCCTATGATGATGGTGCTCGATTCGCTAGGTCAGTTGTCTACCACTAAGGAAATGGAAGATACAGCGAAGGGTGCAGAAACAAAGGATATGACTAAACCAGCAGTAATCAAAGCTACTTTCCGTACTCTCGGTCTTACCCTCGCGCGCGCTAAGGTGCCTTTGATTGTTACTAATCATACTTACGATGTAATCGGCGCCTATGTTCCAACAAAGGAAATGAGTGGTGGCTCAGGTCTTAAGTATACCGCGTCTACTATTCTTATGCTTTCGAAGAAAAAGGATAAGAACGGTACTGATGTTATTGGTAATATTATTAAGGTACGTACTCAAAAGTCACGATTTACCAAAGAACAGAAGACTGTTGAGCTTAAGCTTTCTTACACTACGGGTCTAGATCGATACTACGGACTGCTGGATATTGCGAATAAGTATGGGATTATCAAGCAGGTTGCTACTCGAATGGAAATGCCGGACGGTACTAAAGTCTATGCAAAAACTATCTATAATGATCCTACTAAGTATTTCACTCCTGATATCATGGAGAGACTAGAGATTGCGTGTAATCAAGAATTCATGTATGGTCAATCAACGGAAGATCCTTTCGATGAATCTCTGTATGATGGTGAAGAGTCAGGAGAAGTGGGAGAAGAATAATGAAAGCTAAAGATATTAAGATCTATGTCAGAGCATTAGAAGAATATAGATTTATCAACTCTCGACTAAAACTTTTATCTAGAGGAGAGATTTATAGTTCTGCGAGCGAATTACAAGATACCTTTGCTCCGAAGAATTCAATTAGAGTAACCATGATCGATGCTGATGGAGGCTTTCAAGAAATTTCTGCGGTGATTTCTGATCCCTCTATTAGCGCAACTCTACATCGTATTATTCTTGATCGATATATGGCTGATCTACAGAGACTTAGAAGCTTCCTTATTGAAGGAGGGGTAGAACTAGATACGGAGGAGCAGAATGCCAATTGAACTTGAAGATTTTGAGAAATATAACAATCATTACGAATTTGTTTATGATGAATATTATCAAAATTTAGACACTTTACCTATTCGATTGACAGGAGCTCCATATGATGATATCATGATTAGATATCAGAATGTGTCTTTTGATGAAAAGAATAAGCATGGTGATATTACTATGAATTTTTCATACGATATTGTTGAAAATCCAAAAGACATTGATATTGGAGACGAAAATACTTTTCAGGATTACTTAGGCGATATTCTGGTAAATGTGATGATTACAATGTTAAACGAAAAGGAAAAATATGAGACTAGAGACATTGATTCTAACCCAGTTAATTCAAAATGAGGATTATTGTCGTAAGGCTCTACCCTTTCTCGAATTAGATTATTTTCATATCGAAGCTGAGAAAACGATTTATGAACTGATCAGGGAGCATGTCGATAAGTATAATGGAGTTCCTTCTCTAGAAATTCTAGCAATTACCCTTCAGGAAAAGCCATACTCGGAAAATCTATTTAAGGAATGCGTGAAAGTATTGTCTGATATATCAGAACAGGAATCTCCTAATATTTCCGAAGATAAGTGGTTGGTCGATAAAACAGAGGAGTTCTGCCAAGAAAAGGCTATTCATAATGCGATTCGTGAGTCTATTCAAATCCTAGAGGGTAAAAAGAAAGATGTTACCAAAGGTGCTATTCCGGAATTATTGACTAAGGCGCTATCGATATCGTTTGACAATCATATTGGTCATGACTGGATTGAAGATTTCAATGAACGTTTCGAGCTTTATCATAAGATTGAGAAGCGCGTTCCGTTTGATCTAGAGTTTCTGAATACTATTACTAAGGGTGGTCTTCCTAACAAAACACTTACTTGTCTGATGGCAGGAACGGGTGTTGGTAAAAGTCTATTCATGTGTCATATGGCTGCAGCCAATCTTATGGATAATAAGAAGGTTCTCTATATTACTCTTGAAATGGCAGAAGAACGGATTGCAGAGAGAATTGACGCTAATCTCCTTGATGTAGAAATCTCTAAGTTGGAGACTCTTACTAAGGAAGCGTATGAAAAAAAGGTCTCGAAAATTCGCGATAAGACACAAGGTCGTCTTATCATCAAGGAATACCCGACTGCTTGTGCAGGTGCTGGTCATTTTAGACACCTTCTAAACGAGCTTCGCCTTAAGAAGAATTTTATTCCTGATATCATCTATATCGATTATCTCAATATCTGTTGCTCAATGCGGTTGAAGTATGGTGCGAATGTCAACTCATATCTCTATATCAAAGCAATCGCCGAAGAAATTCGCGGTCTTGCGGTAGAGCGTGATGTTCCGATTGTAACTGCCACACAATCTAATCGTTCCGGTAGCACGAATAGTGATGTTGGAATGGACGAGGTTTCAGATAGCTTCGGTCTCCCTATGACCCTCGATTTGATGCTCGCTATCATTTCGAGTGAAGATCTAGCCGGTCTTAACCAGGTTATGGTTAAGCAATTGAAAAATCGTTTTAACGATATCGGATTACACATCCGATTCGTTTTAGGGGTTGACAAAAGCCGAATGAGGTTGTATGATGTAGAACAATCTGCGCAAGACGATATTTCGTCTGGTGGAAATTCTAGGGAATCCGACGTTCCGGTTATGGACGGCGCGGTTTTTGGTGCTAGGTTTAACGATGAGGCCTCGCAGGGTGCGGGTCGCAAGAGCGCTTTCAAAACTTTACGATAGGAGAAAACGTTGCACAATTATAGTATCGGTCTTGGTCGCGATAAGTATGTGGTCCTAGAGCACAATGAGGAATTCGGTGAACCTAATAAGGTCGTCTTTACATCGGTGGATGAAAAACTGGTCAAGACAATCTACCGCGGGTTGTCGCGAGGCGCAGGTTTTTCTGGATGGACCCCAAATTTTCTGTTGACATAATACGATAAGTGTGTTATACTCTATATAAGAATGAATAAACAAACTTTTGATAATCATAGAAAGCAGGAGAAATATCATGGCTAAGATCAATATTAATCTGGAGACTGTTACTCTGGCTGAGCTGGAGGCGTTCTATCAGGACGCAAAGCGGGTCGTTCGGAATAACAACGCTTCTTCCGCAACTACTCGGATCGAGGAGTGTAAGGCTCGCGCGATGGCTGCAATTGCTGAGGCTGAGAAGATTGCGGACGAGTATGGCGTCCAGTTTAGTTTCTCGCTCGAATACGGTATGGGCGGAACTTACTACCCGACCAATCCCAATTGGGACGAGTCGAACGAGGGTTGGGTTTCTAGCTCTAACAGTTGCTAATTCTAATCTAATGGGTGGAGAGTCATTTCTCCACCCACTTCGATCTTTGAGGATATATCATGAAAATCGTCGGTTCTCACGCTCTCAAGTTTCGTTTTCCCGAATATACTAAGGATCGCGATCCAAAAGATATTGATATTGTCGCGTCTATGCCGGCGACGGAAGCGTTTGTCGCTATGATGGCTTCGAAGGTCAATGGATCAGTCGTTCGATTTGATCATGATCTGATTAAGAATAAGGTAGTTGCGTTTGTCCACTCTGGTCCGGATAAGCTAATTATCGAGTCGGAGATTGCAGAAAACGGTAATCTGGCTCAGGAATTTCTCGATCTTGAAGCCGAGCGGGCTGCTAAGTCTACCTTTGTTCCAGAAACGATGAACGCTTCGATGGAAGGTCTGTATGCGATGAAGATGAGTCATCGCTATCTGAAAAACTCTCCCGCTTTCCTGAAGACTATGCGCGACATTCAGCTTATTCGAAAGTATGGGTTTCCGAAGGGATCTGATATCGGTATTCACTTCGATTATCTCGATTGGTTCACGCGCCGGGAAAAGGCTACGTATACCTACGGGCATCCGAAGTTGAACGTCGGGAGCAAGGATTTCTTCTCAGGGGATGGCATCGATTATGTTTATGATCACGATACTATTCATCTAGTTATGGCTCATACTCCTGGAATTCCGGCGTATAAGAAATTTCTAATCGATGAGGTCAAAGTTTCGCGAAAGCTCTTCGACTCTCTTCCGATGGAAATTAAGATCGAAGCCATCGTTGAGGAAGCATATGTTCTAGCTATTGAGCGGGCAATTGTTCCGTTCGGAAATAGCGTCACGGCTCAGGCGTCTTTTCTCAAGGCGATGGAGAAGATCTGTTCTAGCATTACCTCCGGGTGGTTTCGGGAGTTCGCGTGGGAGAATTACGACGCGGCTGTTGCTCGATACGATCCGGCGTTCGTTCCTAAATTTTACAATGGCTTGGTCGATGGGATCGTTAAGCCGTTTAGCGGAAAGAAAATATCATGAATATCAATAAGCTAGAGAAGATTGTTAAGAATTCTATTCGTGCTGGTGGCGATGATTATGACATTCTAGAGCGTGCGAGCCGTACGGCTAATACGTCAATCACCGCGTTGAAGCCGATTCTGATTCGGATTAAAAGTGAAAAAAAGGCGCTTTAGGCGCCTTTTTCTATTGACATTAAAAGCTGCCTGAGCTATTATATAAACATGATGAAAAAAGTGAGGAACGTTTTGCGTAATTTTATTGCGAAGGATCTCCGGACTCCTAAGTACCGGAAGCGGATTGCGAAAAATCCCAAGGCGTATGCTCGCAAGCCGAAGCACGCCGTGAAATCCAAGGAAATAGCCGATGTTTAAAGATCAACCGGAAGCTTTTAAGAAAGGTTTCAAGGTCGGATCGCTATACGCGGAACATGCGATGGTGGGAACAATCGATTCGATGGAGCGTCGAGATTTCTGGAAGGGAGTTTTTGCGCGAGCCCAATATGAACTTAACAAATTGAAGGTGTCTGATTATGATTAATTTTGCATTCGGGTTTATGCTCGGTGTTTTCGTCGCGCTCAATTATTCCTCTTTCACGAAAGAGAACGTGATTGAGGTTCTGAATCAGACTATTTCTGTTCTGTCTAAGTGAGGTGATGTTATGACGACATTTGATTTTGGCGACGGTATGGGACCGGTTCCGGCTCATAAGCATGTGAACGGAGGCGGTTGGGTAGCTGATACCGCCCGCGTAGGAAAAAACGTAATGGTCGGGCCTGATGCAATGGTATACGGGGAAGCTAAACGACGAAAGTTTGCAAATTATGCGGCTGCTATTCGATAACGCTTGACATTAATGGCTTTCTGAGCTACTATAATATAGATGATGAAACGAGGAGTTTTGACGTGAATAAAATTTTGAAGCTGTTCGCCACTGTTGGCGGGCCCTATACCATTCGGCAGTTGGCGCTAGTTCATGCTGCTCCCGCAAAGCCGGGCGGAAAGAACTATCGGCTAGTCCAGAAGTTGATCGACGGCGGTGTGCTGTTTCAGATTGGTGACAATCTCTATATCAACGGAATTATGTGATGGAAAATACGTATCTAAAGGTGTATCTTCTCTATTCGCGTGGGATTCTCATTGATGTTATGGAGTCGATGGAAGCCATTGCAATGCTGGTGGCTGTAATGGGTCTTAATGTCAACGAATGGGTCGCAATAGAGGTCCCGGTGACTCTACTTTCCGATATTACTCCCAGTAAGAGTATCTATTAAGAGGTGTACTATGATTTCGTTCGATTTTGGAACCGGTCCAGTGCCGGCTCATAAGCATCCTAACGGTGGTGGTTGGGTAGCTGATACCGCGTTTGTAGGAGATAAAGTTTTTGTCGGACCTAATGCGCGAGTGTTCGGCGAAGCTTCTGTGATCGACTCCGTTCGGATTGAAGATAATGCGCGCGTATACGGTGACGCCATCATTTCGAATCGCGCGCGAATCTCTGATAGTGCAGAGGTCTCTGGTATGGCCGCGGTGTATGGCAGCGCTCATATTTTCGGTTTCGGTCGGGTACGCGGCAGCGCGAAGGTATACGAGAGTGCGTCCGTCTTCGGCGGGGCTGTCGTTGATAAGAATATGGTTGTACGCGGCAACGTCATGGTTTTTGCTACGATTTCAAAATTCATGAACGATTTTCAGTTTTTGTCGGTTTAATCGCTTGACATTAAAAGCTGCCTGAGCTATTATATAGATAGTGATGATGAAAAAACGAGGAGACGCCTAATGTCAGTCGCAATCGCTACGCTCGGACGTCGGATGATGAAGCGCGCTGAGACCGTCGGGGTCAAAGAAGATCGACTTTTCAATGATCTTTGTCGGATCGGCGATCTTTGCACTCGGATCGGCACTCTGTTCGAAATCCGGAATCTGAAGGAGCTTCCGGAGTATGATCGAGAGTTTATTCGTAAGTTTGTAAAGGGAAAAATTTGATGACTTTTAATTTTGGTAAGGGGTCAGTTCCCGCCCATCGTCATATTAAGGGTGGTGGCTGGGTAGCAGATAGCGCGTATGTCGCCGAAACTGCCTATGTCGGACCGGACGCTGAGGTGTCCGGTAACGCTAAGGTGTTCGGCGCCGCTCGGGTGTCCGGTGACGCTAAGGTGTTCGGTAACGCTAAGGTGTACGGCACCGCTCTGGTGTTCGGCAACGCTCGGGTGTTCGACGACGCTCAGGTGTACGATAACGCTCGGGTGTTCGACGACGCTCAGGTGTACG